GAAAATTCGTCATACGGCTTCACGGACATTGAATGCGTAAAAATCTTAACTGATTTCGGAATTCAGGTCCCTACGGAATATGGAATAGTGCGCCCATCTAAGTTTAATGTTGAGAAGGCATTGCTTGAGGGTGACAAAAGAGAAGTATTTAACATTCCTTCTGAGGTCACTTCGGTGGCTGTGGATTATACTGTTAAGCACTTCCGTGAGTTAATTGGAAAGTTTACTCGACGTTCATTGGAACACGTAAAATTCGTCGGTGATACTTCGGCCGGATTTCCTTATCGGATGAAGAAAGATCAATTTTGTTATCGCTACTCTGAATACCTTCAGTGGTATTGTAGTCCTAACAATGTTCTTCGTCCGGTACCAATCTGGACTGCCAACCCTAAGGTGGAATACATGGATTCTGAAAAGATTGCGAATGGAAAGATTCGTATCTTTAGGAACCCCCCTGTAGACTATTTTTTGTTGGAGAAAATGTATTACGGCGATATGGACGAGGTCTTTATGAAATTGAGTAATACCTGGTCTGCTCTAGGGTTCGTCAAGGAACACGGAGGCTGGCATCGTCTTTTCACTGAACTGGCCAAGTGGCCAGTTAAAGTTACCTACGATGTTAAGTTCTGGGATAAGGGTTACGGCCCTACCCTTGATGGACTAGTTGAACAGGTACGCGACAACTTTTTCGAAAACGAAGTTCATGAGCTTTATGCTTATGATCTTGCGTGGTTGAAAGAGAACGCGACTTATTCCTTAGAATTGCTTCCAGACGGTTGGATCGTCGGCACTTCTTTGGACCAAAAATCTGGGCGACTTAAAACAAGTACCAATAACACTATCGCTCATATTATACTCACTTTTTGCCATTACTTAAGAGTTTGCGATCAAAAGCATCTTCAACCAAGTTATGAGCACGCTATTTCAGTCATTGCGCCTAAATTATATTCAGACGATAATGTGGGAGGGGCACTCGACGAAAGTTGGGTGTCCCTACCAGATCTTCGGGCAACCTTCCAGCTTGCTGGGTTTGATATTAAGGATTATGTTGTGTCCAATAGTGTCGAAGGCTTGGTCTTTCTAGGTGCCGCTTGCGGCACGTGGATTTACCGTGGTCATCGATATTTTGTTCCAATTTATCACGAAAGTCGAATGTTATATGCTCTTCAGGTCGTGGGAGGGAGGATGCGCTCGCGTGAGCGAGCAGAACGAGTTTGTGGGCTTGCCCATAATCTTTGTTTTTCCCCTTCTTCCAAGGCTGTTGAGTATTTAGCTAACCAACTAAAAGCTAGAGGGTTGTGGCCTTCTGATATTCCTCTTCCGAATATGGAAGAGATTAGGCGCTCCTTTGTGTTTTGATCCCATTGGGTGAGGCCTCGTCTAGATAGGGCGGGGCCTCTTTATTAGGGGTGAATTGCCCTGCATTGCAGCGTAGTTCATCTGATCTAGACATGGAATCTATTGCTAGTTATCCAGCAATTACTAGTGATATACACACTGGAAAATCGTCAGCCATGCTCAATAAGCTAGAGGCTGCAAAATGTTTAACTGGGGAGGGTAAAGCATGGTTTACAGAAGCCACTGACCCTTTTCACGACACTGCTTTTAAAGCAGCGGGTTATCCTGACACAAACTGTGCCAGTTCCATTGTTCAAACTGTCAAACAATCTCAGGAGTTTGGTATACCAGATACCGAGGATTTTGATGGAAATTGGGACTGTAACATTGTATTGTGGCCTAACCCTATTCAGTTTTCGGGCGTCCTTTTGGCCCAAAGCTATGGTGCTTTTTATTCTCTTCCCACCACATCTGGTGTTGCTCCTTACTCTGTTGGAGGTGTGACTGCGTTATGTGCCCCTAGTGGTAGTGAAACTTATGGAAGTAGTACTAGCATAAATGTCGACCAATTAAATTTGGGTTTGCCGTCGAACTATACAAATGGTGAACATCGTATTGTTGGTATGGGTTTTGAGGTCGTTAATACGACTAGTCAGTTGAATGTTCAAGGACAAGCAACTGTCTATCGTCAAGCGGCCCCCCCCCCTACTACAAAACGTACTGCCACCTATGCTAATTCGATTGCGACTATTACAGGCACTTATGATACTTACAGGTTACCACAACCACCGGGTACACTTGCGCAGGCTCAACTATTGGCTGGAAGTCAGACGTGGAAGGCTAAAGATGGAGCTTATTGTGTAGCTACAATGAATTCCTTCGAAAATCCTGCCACTGTCCCACAACCAGTTACGGTTATTGTTTCCACAGGTGAGGAGAGTGTGACGGAGGTTTCTGACTCCGTTATTGGGAATCAACCATTTGAGTTTAGTCCCGCCTCTGGCGTTAACACTTATCTGTCACCGCGTCAAGTAATAGCTCCTTATAACTTGGCGGGATGCTATCTCACTGGTCTTTCACCCGGTACCACTCTACAAGTTACTGTTAAGTATTTTATAGAGAGGTTTCCTACAGCCTTTGACACCGATCTTGTTGTCTTGGCTCAACCGAGTGCTCCTTTTGATGCATGTGCCTTGGAGATGTATCAGCGTTCTTTGGTTCACTTACCTGTTGGTGTTCCCCAAGGGGAAAACCCTCTAGGTGAGTGGTTTAGAGATGTTGTTAAATCTGTGACAAGGTACACCACACCTATTTTTAGAGGTTTAAGTTCTGTGAACCCTATTTTTGGTGCGGCTGCAAAGCTCTCAAAGGAGATTAATAAACAAGTTGGTGGAGGTTCAAAGAAGAAGGTTCCTCCTCCACTTAAAAAGAAGACACCACCGCCTGTACCGCCAAAACGGTTAAAGGCGAAGTCGTCCTAATTAAACATACGTTTTTGTGCTCGGGAAAAGCACACAGTGTATCTCGTTGTGTATAATGAGAGTATTTTTCGTCCTTATTAGAAAATAAGGGCAAACACCCCTAAAAAGGTGAAGTCAGGCAACTACTTGCGGAATAAACCCCTAGCCAGGGTCCGCGTGTGGTGGGGGATGACGTCAACGATCCTCGCAGCCAAGCTGTCCGAGAGGGAAATATCGG